AAGGCAACGAGGGAAGGTAAGGTCTCTAAGGGCGACGGAAAAGACGTAGCCCATAGGAAAGCTATGGACAAAGGCGGCAAAAACTCTGATGGAGTTAGGGTGGAAACTGCTAGCCGCAATCGTTCCTTTAAGCGAGATGCTAAAGGCAACCTTGTATCTGAAACCAGTTCGCGTGAGCGCAAGAAGACATCTAAAGCATGAAAATAGTTAAAGATAAAGCTTTGGTTCTGAAGACTAGGCGTCCTGAGTTAGTAACGGACAAAATAAAAAACTGTAAAAAAGTGGGGCAAGAAGGTGAACTTGTAGAGCTAGCGGTCAAGTGGGAGTACGAAGAAGCTTCGGCCCTCGCAGAGTTAGGGGCTAAAGAAGTGCCGTCTCCCATGCTTAGGGATTACAAATGGACAGGCAAACTAACACCCTTTGAACACCAGAAAGATACAGCTTTTTTTCTCAGCCTATATAAGAAAGCGTTTTGCTTTAACGAGGCGGGTACAGGAAAAACTGCCTCAGTTATTTGGGCTGTAGACTACCTCATGAAACTTGGGCTAATAAAACGAGTCCTTGTGGTGTGTCCGTTATCTATTATGAAGTCTGCTTGGCAGGAGGACTTGTTTAAGTTTGCAATGCACCGCAGCGTTTCAGTTGCACATGGCTCAGCTACCATAAGGGAAAAAATAATTAATGAACGCTTACAAAAACCCACAGACCAACCGTTGGAAAATAATGCGTGACCTTAGCAAAAAGATTGACAGGCTTTGGATGCTAACGGGTACGCCAGCAGCGCAGTCTCCGTTAGATGCTTATGGGCTGGCTAAATTAGTAAGCCCTCATCGAGTGCCTAAGTACTATACGCCTTATAGAGATACAGTCATGTATAAAGTATCTCAATATATATGGCGTCCTAAGCCTAACGCAGACAAAGTGGTACACCATGTACTACAACCAGCTATACGGTTTGAAAGAGATCAGTGTTTAGACTTACCTGATGTGGTGTCGGTAGATAGGGACGCTCCGCTCACTTCTCAACAAGAAAAATATTACAAACTGCTCAAGAAACAAATGACTATGCAGGCAGCAGGAGAACAAGTAACTTCTGTTAACGCAGCTACTAATTTAAATAAACTGCTTCAAATATCAGGGGGTGCAGTCTACTCGGACGATGGCGAAGTTGTACAGTTCGATGTGAAGAACAGACTTAATGTAGTACTTGAGGTTATCGAGGAAGCCCCACATAAAGTATTGGTTTTTGTCCCGTTTACTCACACGATAGACCTACTGAAAGAGTTCCTAGATAAGAAAAAAATACCGGCAAAAATCATATCTGGCAAGGTAACGCTTAACAACAGGAGCCAAATATTCAAAGACTTCCAAACAAAGCCCGACCCTCAAGTGCTTATCATACAACCGCAAGCTGCATCTCATGGACTAACTCTTACCGCAGCTGACACGATAATATGGTATGCCCCAGTAACAAGTGTAGAGACATACTTACAGGCCAACGCTCGTATAAACAGGCCGGGACAAAAACACAGTATGACTATTGTGCACATACAGGGCAGCGAGGTTGAGGCTAAAATATATAGCATGCTAAAAAACAAAGTACTTAACCACAATAAAATTGTTGAGCTATATAGAAAAGAAATCGAATAACTGTTGACATTGTCTATGTAGATGCTATCCTCTTTACCCTTTTAGAAAAAAGCAAGGGGAAGACATGGAGAATATGACAGCAGATAAAATGGCTTCGGACTACATTAAGCTAAGGAACGCCATAAAAGAAAAAGAAGAAGAGGTTAAGAAACTTAAAAAGATACAAGAAACTATCTCAGAAAATATGCTCGCCTTGTGTGCAGATCAAAACGTAGATAGCTTCAAGACCTCAGAAGGGACCATCAGCCGCAGAGTACACTCTAGTTTTTGGACTAGCGATTGGGAGTCCATGTACGCATTCGTAAGAGAGCACGGTGCTATGCACTTGCTTGAGAAACGAATTCATAACGGCAATATGAAAGAGTTTTTAGCTGATAACCCTGATATTTGTCCTCAAGGACTACAGGCAAACAGCAAATACACTGTCTCAGTTAGAAAACCTACTACCAAATGAATAGACTGCGAACACAAGAGGGTTATTTCCTAGCGCCAAATACGCTTCAGCCTAAAACTTCGCTTAAAGTGATATTGACTGGTGTGGGATTGCTGTCTCGGAACTTTTATAACTACACAGGTAAGTTAAAGTGTTGGTCTTCTAACTCGAATACTCCTGACGCTAACGTACCTGCTGCTGATAGAGAGTCTTCCAGATGTATCGACTGTGTTCAAAACATCAGAAGCGGCGACGTTTATAAAAGTAAACCCTGCAAATTTTTTACTACTATTACTTTAGTAGAGGATGAATCCAAAGCAGTGTGTAGCCTACGTATTGGTGGAGCTAGTTTGTTTGCTAAATCTCTTAGCAAGATGACACTCTACCAGTATAAAGATTACTTAAAGAGTAACAACGAAAAGCTTAGCACTGTTTTGACCGAAATATATTTTTTTAAGGGGAACGACTTTTATAAAATATATTTTAAACCCGCTCGACCCTTAGCAACGGAAGAGATGGAAGCTGTAAAAAAACTCATCGAACTCGATGAAAAACATAGTAACCTTTTTAACAACATTGGAAATAACAACATGAGCAATAAAAGTTACATCCTTAAAAACGTAAAAGCAAGATACCCTCGTATTGACCAACCCTATAGGTTCGACAGCAAAGCAGGAGCTAAGGGCAAAAGTGTACCTTGTGAAGCTGAAGAAGACGGTGCTTGTTACGAGCTAGGTTTTGTAATGTCTAAAGACCAAGCTAAAGATTTATATAACGCTATGAACGCGGCGTATAAAGAGGCTAAAGACAGCAGCTGGCCCGATAAGCTAGAGCTTCCATTTACAAAATTAGGTGATGAGCTTGTAGGTAAGGCTAAATTAAAAGCTAATTACAACAAACAGCCTACGGCCCGACCCGCTTTGTTTGACTCCCAGAATGTGAGTCTCCCAGAAGACTTCCTATTAACCACAGGCAGTACTATTAGTGTGGCTGTGGAACTTATTCCTTACAACATGGCTACTACTGGTGTGTCGTTACGGTTGCGTGGGGTACAAGTAATAGATTATATCCCCTACAAAGCACCTTCACCTTTTGAGTTAGAGAGTGGATTTACTGCTGTAGATGCACCTGCTGAATCAGCGGAAGATATTTTTGGTGGTTTGGCTGAGGAGGAAGATGAGGTAGAAGAAACAGAGGCGGCGGTAGAGCCAGAGCCAGTAAAACGACAGAAGAAAAAAAATGACCCCAAGCCGGATGAAGAAGACCTATCGTCAATAATAGACGAGTGGGGGAGTAAATAAACCTAATGAGCTACGGATATAGCCTCAAACTTATAGAGTTAAATAAGGCTTCCGACAAAAAGCTTCTGGGCGTTTACCTCGGCGCGGTGTGCATCAAGAACGATGTGCCCGTTTCCGAGGTAGCACAGAAACTTAAGGTCAGTCGTCAGACGGTTTATAATTGGTTTACGGGAGTCTCCAACCCTAGTGTTCAAGCAGCTGATGAAATACAAAAAATAATAGCTAAGCTGGAGCAATAGTTTAATGGAAAACGTAGACCTCATAGACCTAGTTCGCCCTGCGGGAGGGTGGTACGGTTTTCTTGCGGTCAAAGATAAAACTACAACGCGTCAATGCATGGTTGAGACCAGAGCAGAGTTGGACGCAGAAATAGAAAAATATGTAGCCGATAAATGGTGTGTATTTTTTACTTTGGCGAAGTTTAAAACCGGCGAAAACCGCACTCAGGAAAATGTAGAGTCTTTAAAGTCTTACTGGCTAGACATAGATTGCGGACCTAATAAGTCCATAGCGGACGAAAAAACAGGTAAACCAAGTGGGTATGAAACACAAAAAGAAGGGTTAGCAGCCCTTCGTATTTTCTGTACTACTGTAGGTTTACCTAAGCCGATGTTAGTTAACTCAGGCAACGGACTACACGCATACTGGCCTTTAGTTGAAGATGTGCCCAGAGATGAGTGGGTTCCTGTAGTTAAGAAGCTTAGGCAACTCTGCATAGATAACAACTTTTATATAGACACTAAAGTGTTTGAGTGCGCTAGAGTGCTACGCCCTATTAATTCATTTAACTTTAAAGGCGTTACCGGTGGGGGCGAAGGAAAACCAGTTACGCTGTTAAGTGTTGTGGACCCCATTCCGTTTGAGACAATTCGTAGTCTGGTGGGTGTATCGCAAGGGGAAACAACTGCCCCTAAGCACGAAATGTCTATACTTAACAAAGCGTTAATGCAAAACAACGACTCTCTTTTTTCTAAAATTATGCAACGTAGCCTAAAGGGGGAAGGGTGCGCCCAACTTAGCGACTGTTACACCAACAGGGCTACCCTTGCAGAACCGCGTTGGTTCGACGCTTTGTCAGTAGCTAAGTTCTGTTCGGACAGGGACACAGCAATACATAAACTATCTGATGGTCATCCAGACTACGAATACAGCTTAGTAGAAAAGAAAGTAGAAGGCATAAAAGGTCCGCATACTTGCGCAGAATTTAACATAAATAATCCCGGCGGGTGCGAAGGTTGCACACATAGGGACAAAGTTAAAAGCCCTATATTGCTAGGTCGTGTCATTGCTAGAGCCAATAGTCCTACAGTTACTGTTGAGTTGGAAGGGGAGTTAGTAGAAGAGCACGAGATACCCACGCTACCCGAAGGATACTTCAGAGGTGCTAACGGAGGAATTTACAAAGAGGGCGAGAATGGTGATGATGAAGACGAAGCGTCTAAACCTAAGCTTGTGTACGAAAACTTTTTGTACGTAGTTAAGCTAATGGAAGACCCGATAGAGGGGTTCGTTGCGGTGCTCAAGCATCACCTGCCAAAAGACGGCGTAAAACAATTTGTTATTTTTAATTCAAAACTTACTGAGCAAGGTGAGCTACGTAAAGAATTAGCTAAGTACGGCGTCATAGCAAACCAAACACGTCACAAGTATATAACTGAATATCTGATGGCTTTTATTAAAGAGCTTCAGCATGCAAAGAAGGCACAAACTATGAGACAACAATTTGGATGGGCGGATAACGACAGCAAGTTTATCGTGGGGGATAGAGAGGTTACGGCTACTGGTATATACCATAGCCCCCCTGCTAGCTCTATAGCTAACATGGTTGACTACTTTCGCCCCAAGGGTTCTTTAGAGGACTGGAAAGAAGCTTTTGCCTTATACGGCAGGAAAGGATTAGAAATACAAGCCTTCGGTGCATTGTCGGGTTTTGGTGCGCCGTTACTGAAGTTTACGGGGCAAAAAGGTGCGGTGATAAACTTTATTCACCCCGACTCTGGTACTGGTAAGACAACAATTTTACGTATGGCTAATAGCGTATTCGGTGATCCTGAAATGCTCCTTGGTACTCCAGAAGATACGGACGTAGGTAAAATACTTAAGGTGGGTTTTTTAAATAACATAGTCAACACTATGGACGAGATAACTAATATGTCACCCCTAGATGCGTCCCGAACGCTGTATGCCTACTCACAAGGCAGGGGCAAAGATAAAGCTAAGTCAAACGCAAATGAGTTACGGGAGAACACGATAACTTGGCGCACGCTATCTATTGCTAGTTCTAACGCATCGTTCTACGAGAAGCTAGCAGTGCTTAAAAGCCACGCCGACGGTGAGATGATGCGCTTATTAGAGTTTAAGGTTCCTCCATTAGAAACCCCCGTTATATCTACACAAGAGGGTAAAGATTTACTAGACCATACTTTAAACAGCAATTATGGAGTAGCTGGGGACATTTACATACAGTATGTAATAGCAAACTTAGAAGAAGTGAAAAACACAGTATTGACGATACAGGCTAAGTTCGATCAAGAGTTACGGCTCAGTCAAAGAGAGCGTAATTGGTCTGCGGCATGTGCAGTAATTATAGCAGGCGGCCACATCGCAAAAAAGATAGGTCTACTACCGAACTTTGACATTGGTGCTATATATAGGGAAGTATCTACCCACGTTCTTGAAATGCGCAAAGACACGGCAGCCCCCGTGAGTAACCCGAGTACCGTTATAGGGGACTTCATTAACAGGCACAACAACAACATGCTGGTCGTAGAAAATGAAATAGACAAGCGCACCAATAAGGGTAAGTTGCCAGAGTTATTACCAAAAGGTCCGCTCTTAATGCGGTATGAGCCTGACACTAAAAGAGTGTATATAACATCTAAGACACTTAAGGACGATTGTGTAGACTTGCAACTTAACTACAAAGATACGTTAAAGCAGCTGGAAAAAAACGGTGTGTTGCTGGAGACAATTAATAAGCGCCTATCAAAGGGTAGTAGTCTCATGTCTACCGCAGTACGGTGCTTAGTTTTTGACGCTTCACATCCTGACTTTATGGACATGGATATTGTTGTTGAAGCGGGTGCTGAAGATGCAAGTGGAGAAGGTTAGATACGAGATAGATTGGAAACAGTTTACGGTGGGGTATTCTTTTTTTATACCTTGCCTAGACCCGCCAAACGCCTTGAAAGAAATAGCCCCAACCCTAAAACGACTTAAGTACAAGACCGTGCAAAAAATAGTTATAGAGGATGGGGTTCAAGGTATCCGAGTTTGGCGGGTGTAAGCTACTCGAAGAATTCGTCCGTCATGTAACGCAGTCCCTTGGTAAATGTAATACCCGCCATGGTGTCCTCTCGATCTACCCGAACACTGGCTTTCCAAGAACGCTCTAGCGTATTCTCATCCATAAGGGTAGGGAACTGTCTTCTAAACTCTCGTGCCTCTCGTACAGCCTCTTGTTGCGCTTGGCTGTCACCCATTTTCTTAGCCGCTTTATACTTGTTTAGTATACGTTGTTTACGAGCTAAGATTTTGTTCTCGAAGTTTTTAGCTGCCGAACGCTGCTCATAAGTATTAGACAAATCAGCAGGGGTAAAGCCAATAGCCTGTGTTGCTAAGTTCCATGCGTTGATGTCGGTGTCTATTGGGTCACCGTCCCTATTGCGCGCACCCTCAAGCATGTAACGATAAGACTTTAGACCGTTGCGGATGAACGTGGGCGACATGTTTTCCCAGCCCCGCAGGTAACGACCCGCAGGAAAATCTTCTGTCAGTGCACGTTCTACCCCCACTGCGTATGAAGCCATTGGGCCGCCTAGAAGGAACATTGCTTGGCGTACATAGCCGTAATCTTCAATGGCCTTGGGGTCATCCCGCCACAAAATATCGTTAGCTAACGCTGCCCGGGAGCTAATGTTTACGTTAAGCACAGAACCTAAAGCGCCGTTGTACATAAAATCTCCGAAGAAATCGTTCATTTCCATCCGAGGGTCATACACTTCTTCTTCGTCGTCGCCAAAGAGTGGGCTAAAGAGCCAGTTAAACACGCTCATCAAAGTCGTGGTAGCCCCAAAGAACGGCAAACCTTTGGCGCCTAAGAAAGCAAAGCTTAAACCGTAAGTACCCAAAACTTGGCGCAGCGCAGCACGTTTTACTTCGGGGGGTAAATCAGAATCCATAAAGGCTTGCTGCATAGCTGTACCCAGCACGTACGCCTGCTGGAATACAATGTTCTTAAACGTCCAAATTACCCTGCCTATCTCGTTCTGCATAAAGCGAGGCATTGTTTCTGCCATGCCGCCCGTGTGCGCATCGCGTGTCATTTTGACAGCAAACTCTATCGCAGCTTGTTGGTTACCCGCAGGCACATTGTCCGCTGGTATGCCGTTTTTCATAGCTAGCTCGTAAGCAGCAATAGCCGTTGTTCCCCGCATGTATTTTTCACTTGCTGCAAACGGAATGGAAAGGGCCTCCACTGTTTTATAGAAAGTACCGTCAAAATCCTTAGCTTTTGTTTTGCCACGTTCCAGAGCTTCTCTGGCCACTGTATGTTGCAAAAGCCCACGGTTGTCTAACTCTGCGTACAAAGCTTTATACTTACTTAACTTACCCACCATCTTACCTTCGCGCCAGTTTTTACTAGCCGCTGCCCCTCCTGCCTCCAGTAACGCATCTGTTGCCTTAATGTACGTAGTTCTAGCACCCAACATAGGGGTTACCATAAATAACAAACCAGTAAGGTTAACCGTCGCAGAGGATATGCTACCAACTATGTACTCAAGGTAACTTGCGAACGTGAGGTTCGCTGCCCAAGGAGCAAATCTAGGGTTAAGGAAAAAGTCTTCCTGCATAGTTAACGCTTTAGCAGCGGCGGTCATATTTTTGTTACCGCCGTGGTATTCCTTAGCTACTCTGCGTATTTCGTCCATGGCAGTTTCTATTTCCGGGTTATAGCGCGTATTAGCTATTTTGTTCGCCCACTTAATAGATACGTTGGAGTAAGCCGTAATGATGTTAGCGTCCATACCGGGTAAGTTCATGGACTTTTTAAACTGCTGCATCAACGATCTTTCAGGGAACATAGAAACGTATTGCTGGTATACCTGTTCAATTATGCTTGCATCCACATTGTTGTTGCGCATTTCGCTTACAAGCTTAGTGACAAACTGCCCTTCAGGAAGACCTTTGGGTACTTTCATCGAACTTAAATTATCGTACTGATCTATCTCGAAGTTTGACCCGTGTTTGGCCCTAAGTTCCTTTATCACCTGAGTTCTTTCTCTAGGGCTAGCAAAGGCACGCGGTGTTCTTTTGGGTTTGCCTTCCGCAGTAAGGTTGTCTGGGTCTAAGTAGTCAATCCAGTACTCCCCATCACGCTCAAAAGGCACATACGCAGTAACGCCCTCTAGCTGGGCAAAATCTTTCATTAAGTTAGACGCCGCCGAAGCCGGAAGTACTTTTGTAATTAGCTCTACGTACTCCTCTAAAAACCCGTCGAGTTCTTTACGTAAGCTTCGATACGCGTCTTGTAGCCCTTGTGGCAGGTTATTGTAGCGGTTTGTTAACTGCTTATATTTCGCTTTGCCCGCAGCATTTTTTGGCTCGGGCTTAAATATATCAATGCCTTCTAGTCGAGCATCTATAGCGAGTTTGTTAAACGCTAGGCGTTGTGCTGCGGTAGCCTCACGCTCTGCTTTAGACATCGTTCTAATATTTTTACTAGTTCGGTCTATGGCCGTGTTTACTTCGCCGCGCTTTCTTTCTATCGCTGCTAACAACCTTCCTATAGGCAGGGGGTTTTTATTTTTATATCGAGGCGAAGTCTCTCCAAACATGTTCTGCATGTTGCCGAGACTGGCAGTGCCCAGTGCCCGAATTCTCATTTTGTCGTCTTTAACACGAGATAACCTGTTCAGAGCGTCGTCAGTATTACGGTCGAGGAAAGACTTAGATATGTCGTCCATAACCTCATCGACTTTGCCACTACCTAAATACAAAGTTTCTGCAAGGCTAGGCTCTACGTCTTGAGAGACGTCCAGAAGATCGTTTAAGAACTTAAGCGTTTTGTTGTAAGCTGTGTCACTCTTACGCAGCCCGAAGAACTCAGCAATAGTTTGGAGAATACGCGCAAACATATTCTCGCTCTTAGGTGCTTTAATTTCTTTTAGTAGTGCTTGGAATTCGCCGTTACCTACAAATTCAGCAGCAAACTCCTGTAGGTCTCTACCACCATAAGCATCACCCATACGAGTCTTTATCTCGTCGAAGAACTCTATAAACTTTTTAGTAGTGGGGTGATTACGGTCATTTAACACCTGTGCAAGTGCCGCGTGCCCAGACTCGTGCAGTAGTGTGTGCTCGTTTAACCCTGTTGTAGTGCTGAGTACAATGGTATCTAGGCCCGGTATGTATGCACCGCTAGCCATGTTAGGCAAGGTAGTAGCCGCTATACCTGCACCTTCTACTGCTTGTGCTTTTCGCATAGCCGCGTTTACGGCATTCTTACCTAGTAAGACCTCAGTAACTTTTAGTACTTCTGTAAGCGCCGTATCCTGTGTTGTCTCTAAACCGAACAGCTTGCGTAGTGCCCGCACAAAGGCTGTAAGAGCAGTTGTGTTTTGGTAAGGTATTGTGTCTAGGTATTCCGCAGCACCACGGTTTGTCATAGCCCAAGTAATAAACTCTTTGGGGTTTTCTAAGAAATTATTCCCGCCTTTTGAGAACTCTTTTTCAATAGGTGATAACTTTTTCCCTGCGGATAGTCTTTCGTTATACAAGTCAACTACGTGGTTCCTAACAGCAGTTAACTCTGCTACAGCGGCATTTGTTTTATCGTTGTTAAGGCCACCCACGTTGTTTATCTGTAAGCTAGTTACAGCATGGAAAAGTTCATGGGTTACTGTTTCATAATCCACCCCCACTTTGCCGGTTACATCAGCCCCGTTAACTCCCACTAAAGGTCTCGGAACTATGGGCTTGCCTGCTAGACCATCTGCAAACGGGTAGCGTGGGTCCATAAAACCCCGCACGTTTTGCATACCTGAAGGGAGGGCATCACCTATATGAAGCACCTTAAAGTCTACTGACATCCCTGCTTTTTCAAAAGCGGCCAATCTGTTTTGTATTGCTGTAGCGATAACTCGGAGGTCTTTGCTCGGCGCATTCTTAGCTACAAACTTAGCCGCTTCTATTGCACTTTTACCTTCTACACCTTCCTGCACTTCCAAAGCTTCCGAACGTAACGGGTCTAGGTTTGCAGCTCTTATGCCGGGACCGTCTAGCGCAATAGACGTGTTGCCTAGTTTTCTAATTATGCGGTTTATAAGTGCGGTTATGTTTTTATCCTCGCCGCGTTGATTCCGGCGAAGAACAACTGACTTGAGTGCGCCTTGTAAGTAACCCCCTGAAAGCCGTTTTATTGCTTCTGGTGCTAAGTCAGGCCCTTGGTACTCAGGCGTTTCTAGCAGGAATTTTTCCCCAAACTTTATTGCGCGCTTCTTGTCTCTCTGCGAAAGAATCTTGTTGTTCTCGGTGAGGACCCTCGCCCGAATAGACTCAGGGATTAAGTTAGGGTTTTCTTTGGCTATGCGTGTGTAGCTGTCTAAGAAAGTTTTCTGCTTTGTTTTTGGCAGGCTAGCAACAAAAGTCACCCACGCAGAATTTCTTGAGGCTGGGCCTAGCTCTGCTTCTGCTTTTTCTGCGATCGTTTGTGCGTTTCTAATAACCGCTGCGACGTAACCAACAGTACCTTCTTGCTCTGCCTCTATTTCTAGCTCCGCAGTAGCCTCAGCTTCTTCGTCAAGCCTTGCTTTTTCTTCGTCCTTTATGCGCTTGGCTACTTGCTCAGGAGTTTCGCCTATTTCTTCTTTCTTTTTCTTGGCAACCGCTTTAGCGCCTTTAGTGCCCGCACCAACGTCTTTTAGGTCTTCCGCCGCTTTGCTGCGGCCAAACTTGCTTACCTTGCGCACTTCAGCGTCTTTCTTTTCCTTGGCGTTTCTACGCTTTATAGAAGCAAGCTCGGTTGCCACTAAGTCTTCGTTTGCTTTGAACGCTTTTTTCACGGGCGCGCCCATGTTGTTATTTATATACGTCCTAGCTTTTTGTACATCTGCTAAGTTCGCGGCTAATTTTTTGTTTTCGAGTACCGTATAGCCAGCATTAGATTCCGCAGCTATAGCGGCGATAGCACCTTCAGGAGTTGAGTAGGCGTGCAAATAATTAGCAAGGACTTGGCGTCCGTCCGTAGCCTCTTCTTGTGGGGACGTCGCTGCTTTTAACGCAGCTAGCTCTTGGTATACTTTGTCGGGCAGCGGTTTGTTTCTAAAGGCTAATTTGTCTTCAACAAACTTTTTAACCTCAGGTGGTTTTTTCTTAGTCGCAGGAGCGGCTTTCTTAGCGGTCGGGGCGACAGGAGCGGCAGGAGCATCTGCGGCAGCTTTATCGGCAGCAGGCTTATCTTGTGGGGCAGCAGTTCTAATTTTATCTAGTTCTATTTGCGCCCGCTCTTGTGCTTCTTTGTTTAATTGTTCTTTACGTGCGTCCAACTCTGCTCGTTGCTTAGCGAAGGCTTCATCACGTTCTGCAAACCATTCTTCTAGGGTCTTTTCCTTAGGCGCCGTTGTTTTCTCCGCTCGCTGTGCCTGTGCTGTGCGCACCAAGGTGTCGAAGCCTTCATCAGTTAAGTTAAAGGTTTCTGCTTCGTTAACACCAAGCTCATCAAAAACTATCTTCGCTTGCTCGGGGTCTTTAACTCGGCCCGCACCGTCATCTTCTGGCGCTACTGCGGTTTCAACCGGCTGCTCCGCAGGCTCTTGAGGTACTATCATCTCTTCTTGGACAAGCGGCCCATCAAAGACTAAGTTATCTTGCGCTTCAACTTCTGCTAAGAAATCGCGCATCTCCGGCTCAGAAAAGTTCTGCACCTGCTTAAGCTCTTCATCAGTAAACTCGTACTCGTCAGTGAGGAACCCGAGCAGGTCTTTAGACCACATCGGACGGTCCACAGGTATATCGTCTTGAGTTTTTGGTTTTTGGGAGCCTCGTGTTGCCAGTTCTTCGTCTATTACAGCCTCGCCTGCTCCGGTTACAGTCGCAGTTTCTTCAACATTCGGCGGTTTTTTACCTACCACAGTTGGTTCTGGTATACCGTCAGTACTTTGGGTGCCATCGAGCTTAAAAGTACCTTCTGCTATAAGTTTATCTCTTGCTTTAGCTAGCGAAGTTTCGTCAGTAACAACCACACCAGCTTCGTTTATAACGGCTTTTACTTTTGGCACGCCATTTTCGTCTACTATTGGGTTAAGCGACGAGTCAACTTCAAGCTCTATTCCATCTTTTCGCCAAACTCCTTCATTTTTAGGGGTTAACACAGCGGCTTCTTCTGCCACTACAGGCTCTTCGGCTACCGTCTCGGCAGCTAGCTGATCTGCCTCTGCTTGTTCTTGTGCACGCCTTTCTCGAGCAAACTGACCGCGCTCTCTAAACCCTCTGCCTGTACCGCCTACACCACCAAGAGGTAGACCGACAGCAGCTCCGGCAACGGTAGATTCCAACACACGAGCAATGTTTTCTTCTGTAAATATATTGGGGTTTTCGGATACAAAGCTTTCGGCAGCAATATTAACTGACTCTTGTGCGCCTTCAGTAAGACCCTCCGTAGCTACGCCTTTAACTACACCCTTAGCTGCGTTAGCTGCAATACTTGGGGCCATACCTGATTTTTTGAGTGCCGCTTCGACAACGGCTTTTCTCATAGAGGGGCTAAAGCTTCTGACTAATTGTACAGGGGCAACAAGCTCAAGTGCGGAGTTAACTGCGCCTGCGATACTAGCCGCAGCGGGCTCTAGTTTGCCGGTTTCTGCATATATGCCCGCAAAAGATTCTGGGGCCATGAGAGAATAAGAACCAAGCACACTTCCAAGAGTTACACCAGTAGCAGCGGTAGCACCCAAAATAGGCGCGGCAACGGCACCTGTAAGTGCAGAAATACCTAGACCGCTAAGGATAGGCACGTTCTCAGCAAACTTTTCAGTGATGAAACCCGCCGCATCGCCTATGCTGTCTACGTCTTTGTAGCTGCCGTATTGAGTTGGGTATTGCTCCGCAGCCGCTTGTCTGCGTGCTCTGCCTTCCTCGATTTGCGCTACCGCATACTCGTCTTGGCCAAGGATAGAAGCTAGGTAAGCAGGCAGATCGTCTTTTAAAGTCGCGGCTACATTTTCTCCTCCGCGTGCAAGAGAGTCAGTAAATATAGTACCAAGAGAGGGTTCAGGAGCATCGTATACACCCGGAAATTTTGACGCAATAAACTGCCCGATCTGCTCCCGTGACATAGTGTCGGGGAACTGAACTAAGTCCCCGTTTGGCATAGTGACTACAGGCATACTGGAACCCTAATTAAGTTGTGGGGTTATAATCTGCAAAATTTGTTGGTGTTGGCATTGTATTTATTCCTGCTTGCCCACTAACACCAGAAGACTGGTCCAGAACGCTTCTAAACTCTTGTAGTTTTCTGGCCCGTATATCTTTTATAACATCCTGCATTTCAGAGGCAATCTTCGCTTCTTCCTCGTCGGTAAGTAGGTTAAAAATGCCCTGTCCTGCGACCCTTAACTTTTCTTCTTCTATTCGCCGGTACTCATCGGACATCCTAATGGTTTCGTCGGTTAGCTCTGCCTGATACTCCGCTGCGGACATGTTCATTGCGGCGGCGTTCCTTGCGTCTAGCTCAGCTTTGCGTCCTTCTAACAGCATGCGCTGCTCTTCTAACCTATTAGCGCGGTCAGCTTCTGCCTCGCGTATCTTGCGGCTTTCCTCAACTATTTTAGCGCCTTCAAAACCTTTAGAGGAACCTGCACCACGACCAAGAATTTCTGCTATGCCCATAGCCTTGTCTAAGAAGGGTCTAGTTTTAGACACCACGCTCCGAATGCCAGTTTCTTTTGGTGGGAGTTCATCGCCGTCTTTATTTTCTGAAACTATAGCTGTAGGGTTTGCATCAAATTGTTTTTGTGCGTCCATTAATATTTCTGCCAAAGTTTTGGGTGCTGACTTTTCTTCAGCAACGCGTAAAGCTTCCATGTTGGCTGCGTTTAGCCTTTCTTTTTTCCTTTCTGCTCTATTTGTTCCAGCTAGTATGTCGGCAAGCTCATTTACATTTTTAGGGAGCATTTGTGCAAGCCCTTCAGCCACGCCTTCTGTAGAACTAGGTGTGTAGTTGATCAAATTTGATAAGCCTTTAGCACCCTTATTGGCAGAATCAAAGAGAAAGTCACGTACAGGTTTTGCGCCCATGTCAGACTCTCCTACCGCGTTAAGTGCTTCAGTAAGACGTTGAAGTTGTGATTTACCTCTGTTTACAGGGATGCCTTCGTTATTTATTAGCCGCGCAATTTGTGCATATTCCTCTGCACTTATTAGTTCGCCATTAAATATATATTCGTCACCATCAAGAGTTAAAGGACGTTCTTCGCCTTCTATTCCTACAAAATCGCCTGATTGGAACTTCTTAACCTCACCGCCCTTATTCATACCATTCTCTTTAGGTAGGCCGAACTGTGATTCAGAAGCAAGGCGCTTAACGCGTGGGCTAGTTATGCTCATAAGGTCATTAATTTTTTGTTGGAACAAATCTTTTTCTTGTGGGAACGCATTGGCTTTTTGTTTATTTAACGCCGCCAACTCTTTCAAAAACGTAGCAACCTCTGGGTCCAAATAAGCGGGGCTAGGCTTCTCATCGACTTTTGTCGTGCCGCCTTGGGCATAGCTAATAATTCCACCCTGCGCACGACCGAGCGCCTGCATATTTGGGGCAGGGACAGCTGCAATACCTCTAGTTTGTGGTTGGGCTTGAACCATTGGTCGCGGTTGGGCTTGGTCCATTTGCGGACGTGGGGTCGTACGAGCGGCTGCCATTTGAACTCCGGGCATACGGCCTTCCATCTGTTTAGTAATGGTAGACTCAGGCGTTTGCATACGTAAAGCTTCTTGGTTGCTAGCCGCAGCTTGAAGTTTTTGCTTTTCTTGTAGTGCAAGCGTATAGATCAACGAGGGGTCCATACTTTGCAATTGTACAAGCTCTTTTATGCTTAACTTGCTAGCGTCGTCAAGCTGTTGTCCGATTCCGTATACCATAATTAGGTTCTCTCTCTACTTCTTAAATGCTCTTTCGTATATTTCTGCTATTACACCGCCATAGCCTAATATTTCTGCAAGATCACTTTGCCCTACGAACTCAGTTGACGCCGCACTAATAGGCAGGTCTTGGAGCAAAGACTGCTGGTACTGAACCTGCTTGTATGGGAAGTCTCGTTCTTCTTTGAACTGTGCATAGTCAGCGGCAATGCCTTGCTGCTCAATGTCTCTTTGTGTACCGCCTGCACCCTGCTGCGCCGCAAGAGCAGTTAAACCGTAGCGGTTAGTCATGTCCTGTGCCTGCTGTGCGCGATCTTGCTCGGTATTAAACTGCCCCATACCTTGAGTGTAGGCTGTCTGCATACCTGTACCGTATATGTCGGCAAGGTTTCTAAGCAGGTTGCGCTGTCCTTCGGATTCCATGATAGCCTGACGTGACCCACCAAAAGCACCCGCTTTACCTAGCCTACCTGCGTTTTGCACCCGCTGTATTTCGGCTTGGCGTTGAGCTTCAGCTATTTGTGGCTCTAGGGCTGCGTTCATAAACGGAGACATGTAGTCCTGAGCGGTACTGCCCGAGGTAAAGCTGGTAGGTGTAAACCCACCCATTTGCGCAGTAGGTACGGTAAGACCCGCCAAACCTTGAAAAGCCTGAGTCTGAAGCCCCGATTGACCTGCTGTTTAAGGTCCTCCGTATGCTTGATAGGGCTGGTTAGCTAATGCTTCTCCTTTTCCAAGCATGCTTGTTACGTAGGGGCTAGCCCAACCGGCTAGGGATTCTGTGGTGCTTGCGGGTTGACCTATTGGATCAGCCATAGTTATTCCCTCACGTTAAAAATTTGTTAGGGTTAATTTGTTTACCCTGCTCTTCACTGCCGGTACGGGCCTTTCGTATTCTGTCCATCATGCCGTAAAGTTGTTGTGCGCCCGCTTCTGAATTACCATTACCTAGATGACTCACTACATCGGCAGGGAGGACAAACTCTCCGTCACTTAACGCAGCAGGCTGCCTATTGTCTATCGTAGCAGGAATCTGATCTGCCATGCCGTCTGTAGGACCACCTAGGTAGTATTCTTGAGGGGCCATACTAGCTATACCGCCTTGAGCGTATCCTGTTTGTTGTGGACCCATGTTGTTTGCTACGTTTGCATTAACACCGGGCCCAAGTGTAACATTGCCAATACCCTCACTGTTTTGGGGGCTATTATACCGATCTAACGCTTCTTATCTGCTTTGGTAAAATTGCGCTGTAATTTCTGGTGTCAATACACCCATATTTAACAGCTTGGCTACTGTATCATCAGAAGCATTTTGCAAAGCACCTGTTACCCCTCGTTGTGCGGGGGTCATACCTACTGGCAAACGCCTAGTTGCTTCAGACACTAACTCCGCCTGTTTACTTAAAAGGTTAGCAATCCCCGAAGCATCTTCGCTCGATGGCTTATAGTAAGGCACTTGAGTGGACGCGGCAGTAGCCGTACTTTTACCTGCGGGTCTTTGTTCCTTAGCCAAGTTAGCTAAATTAGCCGCTTGTAAGCCTGCTGCTTGTGTCGTGTTAACTGTACGTGCTCTGTCTACAGCAGCGTCCATAGCAGCATCAAAACGTGCATCATAAGCAGCTTGTGTCTCGTAGCCCGAATCTTCGCTATCGAAAACCCTCTGACCTACGTTGGGGTTTGCATACTGCATATCGGTAAAGTAACGCTGCCCGCTACTGCCCGGTCTACGATTGGGGTCATAGGTACCCGGCACAGCAGCACGTTCTGCTCTGAATCTTGGAATATACGCGTCTGCCATATCAGCCTCGCTACTTGTTTAAAAACCTAATAAGTTCTTCAATACCATAATCCTGCACTATACCACCTTCTGCATACTCTGAGTATAGGAAAGCAAGCGGGTCTTCCTCTTCCTCTGTTTTAGCACCGGATTGAAAAATGCTAGTTCCGCCTATGTCATAAAAATCAAGCTCACCTACTTTTTCTCCGGGTTTAGTTCTTACTACATTAAATAAGTCTGGAACGGCTTGAGTTGTCTCGGGTTCTGGGGCTACACAATTGCCAAATATATCCCTACTTTGGCCTTCTGGGCAATTACCTGTGCCAGTACCTTGCTTGGCAAACACCGTTAGCGTCTTCAACCTTGCCTTCTGGGCAAACACAATCCCCTGCTAAGTTTTTCTCTTTGCCTCCTGTACAAACTCCCCCGCCTGTACCTACGCCCTCACATTGTTGGGTAGCCTCATTAAAGTTAGGCTTATCGCTTGGGCAAACGCACTCTTTGGTTATGGGGTCTCTAGTTCTTCCCCCCGTACAGTTACCTGTGCCTGTACCTTGGCAAACACCGTTAGCGTCTTCAACCTTGCCTTCTGGGCAAACACAATCCCCTACTAAGTTTTTCTCTTTGCCTGAGCCTTCTGGGCAAGCACTATCGCCATCACCAGCGTCTTGGCAAACACCGTTAGCGTCTTCAACCTTGCCTTCTGGGCAAACACAATCCCCTGCTAAGTTTTTCTCTTTGCCTCCTGTACAAACTCCCCCGCCTGTACCTACGCCCTCACATTGTTGGGTAGCCTCATTAAAGTTAGGCT